ATCCGCTCAGACTACTCACCGATCATGAACGCAGCGAGGACTGTTGACGACAGACCGTAATGGCACTCTTTACTGAACTACTTGGCTTGGTGAAGCAGGAGACTGCTGAGAACGAACTGCTCTGGGGGCAGGTGCTGGAGGACTCGTTCATCAATCTGGCTGAGGAAGCTATCGCCGGTCGTGTCGATGTGGACGTGACAGGTGGCGACCATGAGCTGACCGATGAGCAAGGGGTCTCTACCGAGGCTCGTCACATGATCGTTCGATTCACTGGCACACCTGTGTTGGGTCTGACTGTTGTCGTTCCTCAGAGACAGAAGCTCTATGTGTTCGACAATCAGTGTGGCCAGGTGGTCACGGTCAAGACAGCGACCGGAGTTAGCATCGATCTCGCTCTCGCAGAGAGCGTTGTCTGTGTAGTGGATTCGAGTCTTAATCAGGTCTTTAAGATGGTGAACCACGATCTAAACATCGTGGCTCAGCTTGCGTCCACGGCTGTCATGGACCCGATCACTTGCGCGATTGACATAGACGCAGGGACCGTGACACCAGTGATCTATGAGCTAGTCGAGGGGAACTTTGCGACGTTTCTCTCGCTGCAAACAACCTTCACCATGACAGCAGCTTCCGCTACAGCTTTCATCTGGACAGCAACGGGTGGACAGACGTTCTCGGATAGCCAGATGAACCAGGCGTTCTCCATTTTTGTTGATGATGACGGAACGTCGGTCAAGATGTTCATTGCCATCAACACCGGCAACTTCACGTTCACCATGGAAGATCCGGCGACGTTGGCTGCTGGCTCTATAATTACCATCCCTTCGTTTCAACTCACTCAATCGATTGCGCCAATATAATGGTCGATACATACACACCTAGCTTGCGTCTCACTGAGCCTGAGATCAGCGCGAACAACGATGCGTGGGCAGTATTGTTGAATGCAGGCTTGATCGGGTTGCTCGATGACGCGATAGCGGGAGAGGTTGTCGTCGATGTCACTGCTGGCAATGTCACTCTGACCGAGAACGATGGAGCATCGGATGAAGCTCGGGCGATGTTTATTCGTATCATCGGCACTCCAGGGATTACGAGAAACGTCATCACCACGTTGGCAGGGGCAGTCCCCAGCAAGCTCTACATCGTCACGAATAACTCTGATGACATCGTAAACATCGGGCCAGCTCCTGGCGTTGCGTTATCGATTGCCGCTGGTCAGGTAACTATGTGCTACGCCGACGTGGACAGCGGTGGAATGTTCGAGGTCACTAGCGATGGTGACTACATCGAAGAAGTCACGGGCAGCATGGGAACGCTGGTACTCGACATCCTCCCGACTCCTGGTGGTGGCGCTGTGACGGTGAACGCAGAGTTCTATGTCCAGGGATCGTTCGTATTCCTGACATTCGAGGAGTTCATCTCTACTGCGGTCGCAGCCACCACGTTCGCTGTGCTGCCTGATAGCGGTAGTTGGGACACGATCCAACAGCTCACTCCGCAAGTGGTCAAGAGCTTTCCGGTGCCGCTCTACGAGGACACGGGAGGTGGATACCTGCCCGTTGATTCGATCATCACGGTAACTTCTAATCCTACTCAGCAGTGGCAGATTACGAGGGTTGATGGTGGCGCTTATACGAACCCTTCAGATCGCCAGAATCTTCGTCCGGTGACTGTGTTCTATCCACTTCAGAGTAACGTCTAATGGCTGATACGTTCACACCGCTGCTCCGCTTCATCATGCAACAGGACATGCAGAACGATAATCAGTGGGGCGGCATCTTCAACTCAGCCGTGACTGATCTTGTCGAGGAGGCAATAGCCGGTAAGGTGGCTGTTGACCTGACGCTGGGGAACGTGACGCTTAGTTCGTCGAATGGACTCTCCGATGAGTCGCGCAGGATGTTTATCGAAGCGCTGGGCAATCCTGGAGCGACACGACGAATCACGGTGCCATCGCTCACGAAGCTCTATGCGGTAGGGAATAACACCAACCCGACTTTCCCCATTGAGATCGCAACCGCGACCAGCGCTGCGATTGAGATCACTCAAGCCCAGTCTCCGACCATCGTGTTCGTGGATTCTGCGAATGACATAGTGCAGACGCTCGGGCGAGCTGATGCAATCCCAGAAGGAATCCCATGGGTCTCGATGCCGCTGTTCGAGGATACGGTCGGTGGGCTGGTTGTCACTGCGTCCTACACGAAGCAGGGAGACTATACGACGCTGTTCATCCCGACCTTCTCTCATACGTTCACCGGAAATCTGATGGCATTGAGAGCAGTCAGCGGTGCTGGGGCGTTGCCTACCGACGTGCAATACATAGGCAGCACTGTCGATGTGGCATGGGCAGAGTGGGTTGATGACAGTGGCAACGGATTGGTCCCCGCACACTTCGTCATGGGTGTCGCTACTGCACGACTCCAATGGATAGATGCTGACCCAGCGAATGCGCTGTTCACGGTCGGCGGCACCAGAGCGATTAACTATGGGCAGTCTTTCACTTACGTCACGGGTAAGTCATGACCAAACTCTCAACAGTTGAACTCCCTATCCCGATTGGACTGCTCACTGAGCCAACGGCTCGCGGGACCAAGGGGCGATACAAGGACTGCGACAAGATCCGGTTCCGTCAGGGCTTGCCTGAGAAGCTCGGCGGCTGGATTCTCGCATCGATTGGTTCGACCGATGGCGACGTGGACACCGACGAGGACAACACCGACTTCAATGGAGCGTCGGTCAACTACGCTGGAGCGGCGACCGTCATCACCATGGACGCGAACATCGATGTCCTCGATGGCGATCCGGTGCTGCTGTTCGGTGACTCCACGACTGGAGGGCTCGGGGTTCGTTCGATTGCTTCCGGTGGTGGCGATGGCTCGTACATTCCATTGACCGACGTAGGCGTGACTGCTGCCATCGGTGACGTGGTGCTGTTTGAGATGGCCGAGGAGTTCGTCGGAGTACCGGCCTCGATCATCAGCGGTGGGCTCGAAGATGATGTGCAGATCACGCTCGATGCTTCGGTTAATACCTACCTCAAGGCTGGCACGATTCTCACGATTGCGCTCCAGGCCGGAGGCTTCCACCACACCACCTTCTCAGCGAACCTGACAGGGGGTGCGGTCGTGGTCTCCTTCGAGGACCCACTGCCCAGCGATGCGACTCTTGCCAGCTCGGTGCAGATCTGGGCCGCTGGCTCTGAGTTCCTCGACTTCACCACGGACCTGAGCTACATCCTCCGCAACCTGGCCAATGCGCCAGCAGCTACGACGCAGCTCATCCTCACCGAAGCGCTGCCGGAGAACGTCGGTACGGCTCCCATCGACATCCGACCGTTCCAGCAGACCGCTGCCGATGGCGACCAGGCCGCGAGCGCGACCTTGACCATCACTCCTGACACCGACTTTGCGATCACCTCCAACACTCCGTTCCCGAACGGCTTCATCATCCTGCCGACCTTCCTCCAGGATCAGATCTGCTACGAGGGCTTTGCTCGTGGGCTCCATGACTGGTCCGATCTCTCCGATCAGCAGTGGCTGGCCCTCGGTACGGACACGAAGCTCTACGTGATCAACGGTGGGACTCTGTATGACATCACTCCCATCAGAGACTCTGGGACGCTCATAGGGCCGTTCGACACGGTGAGCCTGTCAGTGACCGTCACGGTCAACGACTCGGCTCATGGGGTCATAGTGGGAGACTCAGTGCGCTTCCTGGATGGAGATGCGGTAGATGGACTCGATCTCAACGATGAGTTCATCGTTCAGACGGTTCCCGATGCGAACACCTACACGATCACGGCTGCTTTCCCAGCAGCCGCTGGCGTAGCGGGAGGAGGTGGCACGGTCTCATACGAGTACGACATCACCATCGGCTTCGAGTCGGGCACGGAAATAGTTGGCTGGGGCACTGGGCTCTATGGAGCTAATCCCTACGGGGTCGGCACAGCAGGCACGGGCATCCTCCAGGCGCTCAGGATCTGGAGCCTCGACAACTTCGGAGAGGATCTCCTGGCGTCACCGAACGAGAAGGAGCTGTACCACTGGGACCGATCCGCAGGTCCGACCATTCGTGCGGTCGTGGTGCCGAATGCTCCGGCCACCATCCAGCGGATGCTCATCTCCCCGCAGGCACGGCATGTCATTGCCTTCGGCGCAGGCACAGGTAGCCAGGACGATCCAGGCTCACCAGACAAGCTCCTGATCCGATGGGCTGACTCGGAGGACTTCAGCGACTGGATTGCGACCACGACCAACCTGGCCGGAGATCTCCGTCTCGACGTGGGCTCACAGATCATCACGGCTATCGAGTCACGCGGCGACATCATCATCTTCACCGACGAGTCGCTTCATGCGCTCCAGTTCATCGGCGGCACCCTGGTGTTCGGGCTCAGGCATCTGGGCCAGAGCGTCACGATCATCGGAGCGAATGCGGCTGTCGATGTGAACGGCATCGTCTTGTTCATGGGCCAGGATGACTTCCTGATCTACGACGGTGTGCTGCGCGTCCTGGACTGTGACGTGCGGAATCATGTGTTCGACGATCTCAACGAGGCACAGGGAGCCAAGGTCTACTGCGGTGTCAATAAGCTGTTCACCGAAGTCTGGTGGCTCTATCCGTCATCGGCATCGAACACCGTGGATCGCTACGTGAAGTGGAACTACAAGGACAACGTGTGGGACTTCGGCACCCTTGAGCGCACGGCTTGGCATGACAGCTCTCGATTCCTCAACGGCAAGCCCTATGCAACGCAGGATGGCAAGATCTACCAGCACGAGACAGGTGTCGATGACACGGATGAGAACGGTGTCCTCCAGGCAATGTCCTCACGGCTTGAGTCAGGAGACATGGAGATCGATCCGAACGGGATGAACATGATGCACATCGGCGCAATGATCCCAGACTTTAAGGAGCTGACCGGCTCCATTGATCTCACGCTCAGAGGACGTGGCTACCCGCAGCGCACAGCGCTCAACTCGAAGGGTCCGTTCACGATCACGTCCTCGACGGAACGACAGTCATTACGGATACGCACTCGGCAGATCTCGTTCCTGGTCGAGAGTGATGCGTTGGGTGACGACTGGCGCATGGGGACATGGCGAGCAGAGTTGAGGCCGCATGGCAGGAGAGGAGGCGTTTAATGGCACAGCTACCGAACCCACCACAGTTCGATCCTGGCGATAGCGACGAGGTTAGGCTGTACAAGATGCGGCAGTTCGTCGA